CTCGACGACCAGCTTGAGATGCTGGTCGAGTGGTCGTCTGACGAGATCGCGGCGCTGTGCAATCGGGTGTTTGCCAAGGAAACCGTCGTCGAAACTTTTTCGCAGGTGGACAGCTATCACAACCGGGTTTTTCTCTCGCGCTATCCGGTCGTCAGTATTGCATCGGTCGAGGAAGACGGCGTGCCGCTGACGGTAGACGTTGACTACACACTTGAGTCTTCGTCCGGTTTGCTGCAGCGCGTTGATTCCCCGTGGTACACGCCGTTGGTTGTCACCTATACCGGGGGATACGATCTTCCGAACAATTCACCGCGAGCGTTGCGACAGGCAACGGCTCTGGTGATGCGCGAGGCTTACTACGCGATGTCGCGCGGTGATGCTTCGATCAGAATGGTTGCGCACAAAGATTCTCGTATCATTTACTTCGATCCAAATTCCAAGTCCGGGGCATCGGCAGGTGCTGCGAGCGGCAGTCCTGCGCGTCGTGCCATCGGCGACTTGCTCAAACACTTCACGCGGTTCTGGGTGTAGCGATGGGGATTCTTAAAGCTGTAAATTTGGTGCTGGAAGACATCGGCACCAATGTGCTTGAGAACTTTTTAAACGTTCCAGCACTTTCGCGAATTATGCGTGCGATTGATTCTGGAGGTGGCAGTGAGATAAAACGGTTAGAGACTCAACTACTGGCACGGTTGCGGCCCACTCAATCGCCTCTTCAAAGTGCGTTGCGTGGAATAGATAAAGATTTTCTTGAATATTTCAAAACTGAAGACGCAGCAAACCTAAAAAAGGGTATGCGTAAACCGCGACGATCTGATGCCAAAGCGCATCAAGCGTGGCTTAACGACAATCACTGGCGGTTCGACTGGCGTTCGCAGCCGCGTCGCCCGGCGGGCACTGAAGCAGGTGGTGAGTGGATGGAGGGTCGATTGGATTATCCGGTCGCCGTCAAATACCACGTCTCGCGACGTCAGCGCCAGCGGCGCACGCGAGCGATGAAGGCTTATAAGGCACGACAGGCCGCGCTAGGCGTCACGAAGACTCGCACGATCCGCTCGTCATGGGGTGACTACTGATGGCCGTTGATTTCAGTACGCAGGTTTATACCCCGACGTACAATGTTTTCTCGCGCCCGATAACGATCACACCGACCAAGAGCCAACCCCTGCATCTCGCTTACACGGCGCGCGGCATTTACGGCACTGCACCGATAGATGTGATGGCCGAAGACGCTTCGATTATTTCTGATCAGCGAACAATTCTTGACATCATGGAAACAGAGTTCGCGGTGCTGCCGGTGCAGGGTGATTTGGTGGATATTCCGTCTTCGGCCAGTTTGCCTGCGATGGGTACGTTCGAGATTATCGACACCAATACTAACGGCGGCGGTGAGACCACACTCTTCCTGCGCAAGTGGGTGACAGCCAGTCCGGTGCCGACACCATGACCGCTTCGTATCCGTTGTTGATACGGGACGGCATTATGGATCGCATCAAGTTAATGCCGTTCTTTGCTGCGCCGCCGTTCAAGTTCACGACCAACAAGGCATTGCAGATACAGCCGAGCACACTACCGCTGTGCGGTGTCTACTTCATTCAAGAAACGAGCACGCCGGAGGGTGATTCCAACGCAGCCGAACCGCGCTTCAGAACAAATGTTCGTTTCGGTTTCTCGGTGATCATTATCAACAACGACCCAGAGTCAGCAGAGTACGTGCTTGACCTCGCGGCGCAGGCGCTCGCGGGTGGGCTGTTTTCTGACTCGACGCTCTACAACAACACTGCATTCAAGATTCAGGGTTATCAGCTAGGAGCGCGTACACACATCTTCGGCAACACCGCTCTCGACAACGAGACGCCAATCGCTGAACTGCGTTGGGAGTTGGTGTGCGATCTCGGCGTGATCAACTACCCGCCGCTGGTGCTCGACGTTCTCGATCTCATTCACGTCAAGACTGCGTTCCCGATTGACGGGACATCGCAGGAGCAGGCCGACGTTCAGCAGGTGACTGTTGAATACGATCTTCCGCAGAACTAGGAGCGACTGATGAAAGTGATCCCCAAGAACGACGCGATGCGGAAGCTGCTGAAGCATCCGAACGGCAATATTGCATTTCGCGAGGAAGGCCCCATCGACTGGCCGGATGATTCGTTCACGCATCGTCGCATCGTCGATGGCGACATCACGATCTTCGAAGAGCCGTCTGCAAAACCCGCGAAAACCTAGCGACGACGACCACCGAAGTTAGGATTGTTTGCGCCGCTTACGCCGCCGCGTTCGATAATTTTCTGGCGGATTTTTTCTTTGGTCGCTTCCGACATCGGGCGGCCATACATGGGATTGTTGGCTCCCGATTGATCAACTTTTGCTCGTCGTCGGCCGCGCTTGACGTCGCGGGAAGTTCGTTCGTGTTCTTTCGGGTCTTTGTATCGTTCTAATGCAGCGGCTCGCATTTTGGCTCGCTGCTCTGGAGACTTCGGAATTCCTTTCATGGCGTGACCAGAGCGCCCGCCCGGAAATTTATTCCATCCTATGCCTGCGGTGGGTCGCAATTTTAGTTCCACGTCCAAGCATTGTTTAACGGTGCCTTCAAACAGCACACGTCCTTGAAACTCCGTTACCGGAAACGTCGATTCAGAGCGGTGTCGCCAGAGTCGGCGGGGCCAAGACACGGTCATACCGACGTAGCCGTGTTGCTGAACATCAGTGCAGCTATCGTCGAATAACCAGTACACGACACCTCGCGCAGTCTTCGTCATTTTCTACCTCCATACCTATAATAAAACCACTGCATCGCAGTACTAACTTAGCAAGGAGATGTCAAATGCCTATTAGTTTCAGCCGTATTCCCTCGGGATGGAAAATTCCTTTGTACTGGGCCGAAGTCGATAGCACCAAGGCCGGTCTTCCGATCAATCGCACGCCGACGCTGCTCACCGGCATCAAGCGTACTGCTGGTACCGCTGTCGCCAATATTCCGGTGCCGGTCTCGTCGCAGGCACAGGCCGACGCATTGTTTGGTCGTGGTAGCCAGCTCGCTGGAATGTTCCGCGCTGGCTGAAGGCTCGACGGCTGCGACCTTCACTGCAACGGTGACGGGCACGGCGACGGCTGCGGGCACGATTCACCTTTACATCGGTGGTCGTCACGTTCCGGTCGCGGTGGCTTCTGGTGACGCGGCAGCCGCAGTGGCAACTGCTATTTCTGCAGCTAACACGGCCGATCTTGACTCTTACGTTTCGTCCAACCCTGTCGCTGGTGTCGTCACCTTCACCGCGAGGGACAAGGGCACCTACGGCAATGATCTTCGCATCTCTGACAGCTACTACGGTGCGGTCGGCGGCGAGATTCTTCCGGCTGGTATTAGCATCGCCTACACGGTGCCGACCATCGGAGCGGGTGATCCGACGTTCACGACGGCGATCTCCAACCTCGGTGAGAATCAAGTCGAGTACGTTGCGTTGCCGTTCAACGACGCAACTTCTTTAACTGCGTTTGAGACAGATTTCGGCTTCTCCGATTCAGGACGCTGGGGCTTCATTCGTCAGCTCTACGGCCACATCTTCACCGGCAAGCGCGACACCTACGGCAACCTCGTGACCTTTGGCGGTACACGGAACAGTCCGCAGTTGTCGGCGCTGGGCATTGAGGCGACCAGTCCGACGCCGATCTGGGAGTGGATCGCGGCCTACACGGCGAAGGCTGCACGGGCACTATCGATTGATCCGGCGCGTCCGCTGCAGAGCCTGCATCTCGAAGGCGTCATGCCTGCACCGTTGCAGGGCCGCTTCCTGATGAGCGAACTGAATACGTTGGCGACCTCAGGTATCGCGACCCAGCGCACCTTCGTTGATGGTGTCCCGACGCTGGCTCGTGAAACCACGACCTACAAGACCAACCTCTACGGCGTCTCCGACGACGCCTACGAACTGGTCACGACGCTGGCGACGCTCGCTCGGCTGCTGCGCAATCAGCGTCAGGCGATCACGTCGAAGTATCCGCGCCACAAGCTGGCGAATGACGGCACGCGCTTTGGTGCGGGTCAGGCAATCGTCACGCCGAAGACGATCAAGGCCGAACTTGTCTCGCAGTATCGCATTGATGAGTTCAATGGTCTGGTCGAGGACGGCAAGGCGTTCAAGGACAACTTGATCGTCGAGCGTGATCCGAACGATCCGAATCGTGTCAATGTTCTGTATCCGCCCGATTTGGTCAACGGTCTGAGAATTTTCGCGGTTTTGGCCCAGTTTCGTCTCCAGTATAATCGCGGCGTCGATCAGGCGATGATCTAGTCCGATTTTTTTTTCCATCACTGAACCTATCCAGCGCCGCGAATTAATTTTCGCGGCGTTCGTTGTTCTACACCCTCATCAAAGGATTAAATTCAATGAGCCAACGTATCGCCGGAATCGCTTACCTCAAAGTAGACGGTGCTCTCTATCCGCTGCGCGGGAATTTCACTGTCAGTCCGTCTTCGCTGGAACGTGCAGGTATCGCCGGGCAAGACTACATCCACGGCTACAGCGAGTTGCCGCGCCTTCCGTCGATCTCCGGCGATGTATCGCTGGTGCCTGAACTGTCGGTCGAGGATGTCGAGGATGTGACCAATGCGACGGTCACAGCCGAACTCGCCAATGGCAAGACCTATGTGCTGCGCGAAGCGTGGTGCACGTCAGCACTGGAGTTGAATACGCGGGAAGGCAGTGCTCGCGTCACCTTCCAAGGCGTTTCCTGCGATGAACTTTCGTAGGTGATGCATGGCTGAAGAAACCCACGACGCCAACACCGAAGCCGCTGACCAGAAGGTCAACGGTTCTCTAACAATCCCGCTTCGCAAGACAGTTATTGCGAACGGTGATGAGGTTACCACTCTCACCTTCCGAGAGCCGACCGCTGCTGACATTGAGCGCATTGGAAATCCGGTGGATATAAATGTTGTAGACGGTGAATTTAAGACAGCATTTAACACCAAAATCATGACGCAGATGATGTCGGCTCTCGCTGCAGTACCGCCGTCCACTATTCGGCTGATGCATCCAAAAGATTGGTACAACGGAGCGTATCTACTGCGAAATTTTTTCATTCCGGACCTGTAGGAGATGATGTCATTTTAGACTGCTACAGGCTGGCAAAACATTACGGGTTAGACCCGGATATTTTTCTAAATAAGCCGATATCGAGAATACAACGTCATATGTATTGGCTTGGTGAGTTGAACAAACGACAGCAATCGGATGAAGAAGACTGATGGCTAACGACCAAACCCAGCTAATCGAAACTTTGAGCGAAGCCCTCGGCGCAGCGTTGGCTACGATGGTCAAGGAGGTTGAGAACTTCAGCAAGAAGGGCAAGGAAGCGGCGGGGCAAGGCGGAGGTCTCCAACAACTCGACACCCTATTTCAAGGGATGACTCGAAATCTTGTGGGTCCGGTTGGACTTGCAGCGGCGCTGTACGCAGTCGGTAAGTCACTGGAGAATTTATCTGTAGGTCGTCTTCAACTACAGAATTTTTCGAAAGACACCGGGGCATCTATTCCGCTTATTAATGGAATGACGGAAGCCTTGAAGAAAGCAGG